AAATCTACTGTCTTATTCTCAATTTTCAGATCGCTTAATTTCTTTGATGTAATCTTCGTTTGCTTATTCACATCTAGGCGTAGTGATTCAATAACATTTCGGAGATATTGAAACTCTCTGGAGTAATCAACCTGTTTATGCATCTCAATATTGCGAGAAGTCTTGCATGAAGAAAACCATATTCCCGACATCAGGAACATGGTTATATAAATCAAGGCTTTCATAATCCCAGGTATTTAACGATTCCTTCAATATGTATCTGAGCAACTGCATCTTTACCCTCCCGAGACAAAAGGTACTCAACGTCCTCTTTATTGTCCTGGAAGAAGTTCTCTGTTAATACAGCCGGACAATTAGTATCCCGACAGATGGCAAGATTCTGTTCCCAGTATTCCCGTCCGGGCATCTGCTTTCGGACGGGAACCGGAATACATTCTGCTACTTGTCCCAGGCAGTCTGCTAATTTTTTGCTGTTACTAGAAGCATTATTCGATACAAACACGCTCCAACCTTTTGCGCTCATCCAAGAACTACCATTGCCGGCTGCATTACAATGAATAGATACAAGGATAGCTTTTTTACCTGCTTCCTTGTAAATAGCATTAGCCCGTCGGCATCGCTCAGACAATGGAACATCTGTATCCTCTTTAACGATGCGCTCGGCATCAATTCCCAACTTGCGCAATCCTACTACTACCATATCGGCAATCTCTCTTGAATACGCCCACTCTCTCAATCTTCCGTCCGGTGAACGTTTACCAGGTGTATTTTCACCGTGACCATTATCAATCAATACTTTCATATCTTTTCCTCTTTATCTAATTCGTTCTCGATTCTATCAATAATTCCCTGTACATGTGTAGGCGTGGCCCGTTTAAATTCAAAGCGTATTACATGATAGATAATACGAAACCCTTTGTTTTTAGGATAAGCAATAATTAGATTCTTAAATGCGTTCTGAAGATACACATAAGAGAACACATACGTAATAGTCTTAATAACTAACAATGAGTTCTCACCGTCTCCTATCAAGGTCATAAAGGAGAAGACTACCTCAATGATTATAAGATAGAGGAGAAGTTCGACCAAGGCATTTTTAAACTTATCCCACTTAAAGTTTTTACAACGTATAATTGAAACACCATCAGCCCTCATTCCGCACCAAATATTAAATCCAAACATTACAACTAATGCTATAAGAAAACCTTTAGTCGGCGTTAAATAAGCAAGAAGAGAACTGAACATCGAAACGAAAATAATTCGTATCTGGTCTACATTAAATAACTCATATAACCATCTCATAATATTAATCATAAAGTTACTACCAATATTGAAAACACAGTAATCAGCCCAGGAAGCAAAACAGTAGCTAATGCGTCAAGCCAATCAAAGATGAACCCGCACTTTTTCTGAATGTACTCAACCACTATTGCGGCAATGGCGGTTGTCGTTAAAGAAACAATAGCAGATTTACAGAAATCAATGCCTAATAGAAGGAAACAGAAAACAAGCATTACAACAAAGACGAACATCCCGGCTTTGACGTGTGCCGGTCGGTTAGATTGCAAAAGCCAATCATACAATACTTTTATACCCATACTCATAGCGTTTAATTATTAATAAAATATTCTGTATGGAACAAATGTATTGAGTATAATAACGAGTTTTACAAAAATGGAAAATCTTGGAAATCAATTCTATGATAAATATCTATAAAACAAGACATTATAATTTTCACTTTTTCCATAAATAAAAAAGGGATGCTTGATAAGCACCCCTAAACAACCAACAGATTGAACTATTAATCCGTAAACATATACACGGAAAGATCAACCTTTTCTATTTCGTCTGAAATCGTATCTCCATACATTGTAAGACACACCCGATAACGGTCAATACTTCTTTGAATCTGTTGCAAGGTAGGTTTCTCGGGATATTCCGAACTGGCAAAAGTTACCAGTTCTTCACCATTCTCACTGGTACCAACCACCCGGAAGTGATGACGTACAATCCAAGTTCCGTCCGGCTGTTGCTCGATAGGCTTAGCAATCCCACGCGGTAAGATATTTTTTTGATCCATGTCTTTTGATATGTTTAATTAGTTGTTTTCTATGGTTATATTTATTCTTCAATACAAACTTTTCAAAATGTCCTTCGATATAAACATATTCCCACCATTCAGGAAGTAACATCGCTGCAATTCTACGGCGGATATTGTACGTTGCAAAGTGTTTCATCAGGCCATAATAAGAGTTCATCGTACTCACAAACTTCTCAACATACGCTTCTGCAAATCCATTTTCAGCTATTCTATTAAATTTCCTGACAGCGTTATATGTGTTACCAACCACCCTGTCAGATACATAAATTCTACCAGGCAAAATGAACGCCCCTACAAACAAGACTCCTTTTTTATAATGCTGAAGATACAGTTTGCGTGGATGCAACCGTAAAAGGAGTTGTTCTTTCAGGAAACCATCAAGAAGATGGACTTTGGACAATATTTCTTCCGGTGATTTCACTACGATACAAAAGTCATCAACAAAGCGTACATAATACATGAATCCCAGTATTTCCATCACGAAATAATCATATACAGACGCCAGAAAGTTGGCTATGAGTTGCGACGGCAGGTTCCCGATAGCCACTCCCCTGTCAGGGTCATTATGAAACAGACTTTTATTACTGGGAAGTTTGTCCCACATGGAGACGGGAGAGCGTCTGATACACTTATTTTGTGGACAATGAAAGATAGTAACGGCTAGAAGGTAAAGCAGACATTCAATATCATCGCCTTTATAATTGTCCCTTACGAATATGTTCAGCATTTCCCATACCAACGATTTCGAGATAGACATGAAGAAACTGAACAGGTCATCTTTGAAAATGTACGCATCAGCAGTATAATTCTCACTGACCTCGACTATCATGTTATTCAGATAGTGCACGGCAGACAAGCATCCCTCACCTTTCCGGCAGTTCTTCGAGACGTTCCCTTGTTCCCGAAAACGTTCCTCTAAAATCGGCTCGATACGAAGAGCGATCCAGTGATGGACAACACGATCAATGAAAGCGGCGGCAAAAACCTCCCGATATACCGGGTAAGTCCGTATGAATACTTTTGAAAAGTCCGGTACATATTCACCGTAAATAATAGAATACCATAGCCGCACCAATGCAGACTGATAATCATTATAAAACTCAACACAATCCGTACTCGTTCTTTTCTGCCTGGCACAATCTTCGGATGCTTCGAAAATACTGCTAAGAAGTATGTCATAGATTATATTACCTGTTGCGGCGAGGGGACGAACCCGGTTCGCGTTCTGGCGGTTGTTCGTGTTGACGTTGCCGTTGTTGAAGTTCACGTTCCAACTGCTGGAAGCCGTTGCATCCGCTATCTTAGTCTTTCCCGGCTCATCACCGGGGGGATGCCCAATAAATAATTCTAATTGCTCACTCATAATCCCCTTGGCGATTATGACTCCGGCTTTGCGACTTGTTGCGATCCGTTAGCTTTTTGCCGTTGGAGATCTGCAACCGTTTTTTTGTACCAGCCGGTACTTTGCTTACCGATACTCTCTGCAAGCAGACAGATTTCGGCTGTTTGAGTCAGGCTGGTCAAATGTCGTTCTTCACACACTCTTAGCAGTAATTTCAATGCATCAAACTCACACAAAAACTTCATCAGATAATCTGCACGGTGCTCAAGGTTCATATCTGTATTTGCATAACGGATATATTCGCAACAATGAACGGCAAGCATCATCAACTCCGTACCAAATTCATACCGGAACGCCTTGGGGAATTGTTGCCGGGCATCAATGATAAGGTTCAGAAGCTTATACATCGAATTTGATATAGGAAGGTCTTGTGTAAGTGCCATGTTAATTTTTTAATATTTTAGAGCCTGTTTAAATTTTATTTAATAACATCCTAATGGATGCCAGTTTTACCATTTCCTCTGCCGAATCGAAAGTTAGCTCATAGTTTCGGCATAGCCTTCTATAATTGTCAAACCATGAAAAGGTTCTTTCCACAATCCATCTTTTACCTATTGGTCTAAAGCCTTTTAGCTTATCACCACTGACGACAACTTCAA